TCTTGTTCTAAATCCATAGAACCTCCTTGAACGATTCTTAATTTATTTATTTCAATTTGTAAAGATAAAAGGTATAAGGATGCATGTTATTAAATGTGTGTAAAACAAAACCATTTAATCATCAAGCAAAGGCTTTAGAGCTAGGACACAAACAAAGAGTATTTGCTTATTTTATGGAGATGGGTACTGGCAAAACTAAAGTTGCCATAGATAATGCTAACTATCTTTATGAAAATGGTGAGATTAATGATGTAATAGTAATAGCTCCTAATTCAGTATATAGAAACTGGGAGGCTGAAATACAAAGTCATTCTAAAAATAAGCCAGATATATTTATATGGAAAAAGCACAATCTAAAAAAATTAGCTAAATATAAGTATAACAATTTCTTTTTTCTACTCATGAATGTAGAGGCATTATCTAGATCTAGTGGTGTAAAATTTCTAAAGGACCACCTATTGAAGAGAGGTGGCGAATCAATGGTTATAATAGATGAAAGTACCACAATAAAAAATAAAGGAGCACAGCGGACAAAATCACTCGTTGCATTGGGTTTACATGCAAAATACCGAAGAATACTGACAGGATCACCAGTAACAAAATCTCCATTAGATCTCTATACACAATGTGAGTTTTTACACAAGTCTTTATTAGGGTTTAAATCTTACTATAGTTTTCGTAACAGATATGCGGTTATGCATGAAATATATACAAATCAGCATACTGTTAAAATACCAGTAAAATATATAAATCTTGAGGAATTAGAACATAAACTTAAACAGTTTTCATATAGATGCACCAAAAACGAGTGTCTTGATTTACCCCCAAAGTTACACACAAAACGAATCATTGAGATGTCACCGAATCAAAAAAAATTCTATGAAAAATTAAGTAGGGATGCGAGAGCTATAATTTTAGACAAACAAGTTTCTTATTCTAATAAGTTAACAGAAATAATAAAATTACACCAAGTAGTTTGTGGTTTTAGTAAAGCCGACGATGGAGAGATATTAGAGTTGGAAAACAAAAAGATGAAAGAATTAGAGTGTATATTGGAGGAGACTAATGAGAAGAGTATAATATGGGCCACATACGTATTTAATATCAAACAGATAGTGCAAATGTTGGAGAAGAAATATGGCAAGGAAAGCGTGGTTTCATTATACGGAGAAATTAGCGTCGAGGATCGTTCGGCTTTTGTTGATCGTTTTCAAAACGATGATCGATGTCGTTTCCTTGTTGGTAATCCTAGTGTTGGCGGTTATGGCCTTACCCTTACTGCTGCTAGGAATGTTATATATTTCTCTAATAATTACAACCTTGAGTATAGGGAGCAAAGTGAAGACCGTGCTCATAGAATATCGCAAAAGTATAAAGTCACTTATATCGACATTGTAATTCCTAATACAATAGATGAGTTGATTTTAACGTCATTAAAGGCTAAAAAGCAATTAAGTGAAACAGTTCTTGGAGATGATGTAAAAAAATACTTATGAGTTTTGTTCTTTGTAGATATTTCGAGAGGTCAGCACAAGTTTTTAAAATACCTTTATATAATGTTTTAGATGTCGGTGCTAGTAATGGTGACTGGGTAAAATTAGTTAAAGAACATTATCCTGATGTAAAATTTACCATGGTTGAACCTAATCCAATATATCAAGAAGAGTTAAAAAAATTAGGCACAGTTCATGATGTCTATTTAAGTGATTTATCAAAAACAAAAAAATTTTATGTGGCAGAAGATTTAGATCAGCAGTCTGGTAACACCTTTTATCCTGAAAGGTCAAATGTTCCCTTTAGTCCTATAACAGTGGAGACACGTACATTAGATCATTTGTTAGCCGATAAACAATTTGATTTAATTAAAATTGATACACAAGGGGCTGAGTGTGAAATTATGGATGGTGGTAAAAATTTAATTAGTAAAGCTAAATGGCTACAGCTAGAAGTACCAGTCTATCATTATAATGAGGGCGGGTCTAATTTCAAACAAGTCATAGATAAAGCTTATGAATTTGGTTTTGAAGTTTTTGAGGTTGAGCAAGTATTTTTTAATAAACGTTGTTTGTACATAGATTTTATTTTTGTAAATAAAAATTTAGAAAAGCATCCAGCTGAAAACACTAAAATTGTGTTTACTAAGTACATTAAGAAGACTTAACTTCTTTGTAATATTTTTCTACACGCTCAAACCATTTATCCTCATATTCTTTTAACATCTCAGAACTTATTGGAAACTCTTGGTACAGTTTATCTTTTGTGCAAACACAAATTAATCCTTGATCTATAGGTCCATATTGTTCTTTATGTGCTAGTGAGTAAGCAGCTATTTGTAAATAATAATCTGTAATCCATTCTGCTCTCTTAGGTTTATTAGATTGTTTAAAGTCAATAATGGTTGGTTGTTCTTTATATAATCCTACAACATCCGTAGATCCTGCCCATTGATCCTTATAAGCTAGATTAACTTCATTACCCCATACTATTTTTAAAGGATCTAAGTTTACAATTATTTCGTGAGCCATGGCACGAGCTAATCCGCCCTCTTCAGATAAATTTAAATAACCTTTACCATTGATATAATTTTCAAGAACAAAGTGCATCTCTGTTCCACGTAAGGCAGCTTGTTGTGTTACCTTAGCTGCTTCTGCATAACCAACTCTTTCACGCCATTCATCTAATTTTCTTCTTTTTTCTTCTGGTTGTGTGGCTGATAAAATTGTAGTAACTGACGGAATTTTTTTCTCACCTACATTATACGTACGAGGGCCTTTACCATCATTACGTGTATACTTTTTATAATCGTATTTATTTTCTCTTTTAAGATCTGTTACGTAAAATTTTGTTTTATCTCTAAGAAGTTGCACATACTCTTTTAGAATAGTCTAAAGAATAAAGCAATGATTAATCCCAACATTGATGTTATTAAAAAACCAGATGCTGCAATAAGAATTTTTTCTATTCTATGCACGTCAGTGTGGAGATTGTTAATTTTTTTATTAGTCTCCTCCTGCATGATTCGACATAGCTTTTCGTGGTCCGTGATTCGTTGATGAGCCATCGGATC